GTTTCTGTAAAAAGAACTGTTTTCTACGACAAAGACACAGGCTCTATATGCACCTGCTCCGGAAACTTTTGGAAAACGTGCGCACTGCGCGTCAGTTCTCAGTTGCCCTGTGTAGAGGCTATTGTCAGCATCACCCCGTTGAAGCGGAAGTCCTTAGATCTTGCGCCCTTAGAGGTTCGTAGCGTGGATAAGGCCCTGTCGGGGTTAAATGATCAGCTTAGGTCTTTGAAGGACCAACTTAAGATTTAGGAGTCGTCGATGGGTTTTGTACTTGGTTTGCACGGAGCTGCACTTTCCGGTAAAGATACCGTAGCTGATTATTTGGTTAGTCAACACAATTGGGATGGAAAATTGTCTTTTGCTAATAATCTTAAGGAGATGTGCAAAGCCGTTTTTCTATTAACCGACCACGATGTGTACGACCAAGAAGGAAAGTTAAAGTTTTTTGATACTCCTAGAGTGTTTACGGATCGTAATTTAGGATCTGTGATGTATTGGATGGCCCGGACGCACCCCTCGGCAAATATTTCTAAGAGTACATTTTCTAAAATTAAGAGTCTCGTCGGTAAAGAACTCAGCAACCCGCGCCACATTCTCCAGTTTATTGGGACGGACGTGTGCCGAGAGCTAGTACCCACGTATCATGTTGATGTTTTGGTGAAAGCAGTTACGGACAACCCCGAAGGCCGCTTCGTTGTTACGGACGTACGTTTTCCAAACGAGGGTGACCTTATCCAAGATAAACTTAATGGCACTGTGATTAAGTTAGAGCGTCCTAACAGTACGAGCGTAGCGAATATTGACCGCACGCACGCTTCAGAGACCTCTATGCAGGATTGGGGAAAATTTAACGATATAATAAACAATGATCGGGAAGGCCTGCCCCTTCTGTATGAGCAGGTTGACCAGTTCTTAGAAAGAAGCGGCTTATGTCAGACTCCCCCATTGTAAGGCGCCGTAGAAATGTGTTTTTTCCTCACGGCGGTAATAGAAACTACGAGAAACACTGGAACTCAACCAGTAACCCTTTAAATAAGCGCAGGTTCAGAGTGGATCCTCTTAAAGACGGTCACGACCCTGGAGAAAATCCAGTTAATCCGCCTTCACCAAATAAACCTGATATACCGATTTAAGATTATGAAACTAGGTAATTGGCACGATAAGATCAGGACAGACCGCGAAAACAGCCCACACCGTGAGGCCCCCAACAAGCACATTAAGGGAACTAAGAAGTATAGGGAGATGATTGATCGCGATAGTAAGAACGCAGATCGATTTAAGAACCTCCCATTTAAATTTAGTAAACCACCTAAGCGTACACGCCCTCGAAGAGATATTTTTCACGTTTGCGATTGCTGTGCAGAGTTAACGACTGTAAGTAAGTATACTGCTGGTAGGGTATGTCCGGGGTGCCGAAAATATACGAGTGTTAATGAGACAAATACATTTGCTACCGAAGAAGAACTCGCCACATTTATTGATCGACAATCGACGGCGTCCGGTGAATAGCTCTGATTTAGAAGAAGAGTGGTTTGTGTGGTCTGTACGATCGGATAAATTTGAAATAGTAAAGTGCTATATAGAAGATAAGATACCCGAAGTTGTTAAAGTTCTTTACCCGACGGTAACTTCGGAGCGGGTTACTAAGAAGGGGATAAAGAAGTCTAAGACGCCCCTGTATGCTGGTTATATTTTTTTACAGTATATACACAACATAGACAACCCGGTTACTTGGAATAAACTTAATAATCACCCGTTTATAACTCGTTACGTCGGTCCTTGTACTGCGCACGATCTTGCTTCCGTTGACAGTCTCCAAAAGGTGGAGAAACTGAATAACGAGGAGGTGAGAAATTTTGTCGTTGGGGACAAGATTAGAGTAAATGGGGGTATTTTTGTTGGCTATTTAGGTTATGTATCCCAGCTAACAAGCAATTCAATTAGGGTAGATTTAGAACGTTCCGGGAAAAGCCTCGGTGTGACCTTCAGCCCTGAAGATTTGGATATAGTAAAGAGGGGTGCTGCCAACGAGAGGGGTTAAATGTCTGTCAACATTAAGGACGCTGAAGAAAAGCTCGGTAAGGATAGGGTCGAGGAAATAGTAGAGAAGGACTGGAAAATTGCGGATATGCCTACTGAAGAAGAGTTGTCTCAGGAGGAAAGTAAGAGTCCAAAGGCGCGCAACAACCCAAAATCACGCAAGAATCTGATTCAGTACCGGAAGAAAACCAAAGAGCAGAAAGAAAAGATGGTAGGTAACCTCAAGTTCGTTGAATCGGAAGAGGATGTTATACCTAGCGATATTTTGGGAAAGTTTCCTAAACTATCTACAATAGAAAAGCTTATGCCCGCTCTTGACGTGTTAACAAACCGCAAAGAGCAAGAACTTTATTACAACTATATCGCTTTAATTCTGCAGGATTTTGATGCAGAGGAACTTACAGCCTCCGACTTAGATGACATTGTCACGTTGGCTATTAATAAGGTGATTGAGGTTAGGCTCATGTCCCTCAGTTCTAGGAACCCCCTTAAGCTGCTAGAGTCCAGCGCTACAATAGAGCGTTTTAGGAAGTTTTCAGAAAAAATAAAGACAAACTTGGCCAACCGCAGAGTTGACAGGATAGACGTTAAAAATAAACCAGCGTTTAGCATTGTTGACCTTGCTTCCGAGATAGACGATCAGGATAAGGCCGACTTCGAGCGACGGATGTTGGAATTAGAAGATAACCGAAAAGGTTATATACCCCCCGCTCGTGACGATGACGGGTACGTGTTAGATGGTGATTAGGTCGGGCGTTAATCGAGAGTATGAGCGAGAATTAGAGCTTATTAGATTTTATCGCGATAATCCGGTTATTGCCGCGGAAGACCTTCTGCGTGTTGAGCTTGCTGTTCCTCAACAAGCCGTGCTTGAGGACATGTGGACCCGAAACTTTACATTAGTTACCGCGGGGCGTGGTACAGGAAAAACATACATTAACTCTGTTTTTGCTTGTCTTTGGGCGTTGTTGTACCCTGGACAAAAAGTTGGATTGTTGGCCCCGTCTTTTCGCCAGGCGAAGATGATGTTTGCTGAAGTGGAGCAAAGGTGGGGGCAAGCTCCCCTTCTTCAAGAAGCTACGCTATCGAAACCAATTACGGCCAGCGACCGCTGCTATCTAAAGTTTAGGCAGGCTGGGTTTAAGCGTGGTTCCGTTATAGAGGCTATCCCTCTGGGAGATGGTTCTAAAATTCGCGGCGCTCGTTACTATGTTATTATTGCGGATGAGTTTGTACAGATACCCGAAGAGGTGTTTAATAGAGTCATCCTGCCGATGGGAGCTACTGTAGCTGACCCCATGGATAATGTTAAACGTTTAGCTCGCCAGCGCGCGCTGATAAGAAGCGGTAAAGCAACGAAGGATGACTTCAAGAAGCGTTTAGATAACAAAGTTATCATGACTTCATCGGCTTTTTTCCAATTTAACCACATGTATCAAACAAAGTTGGCTTACGAAGAGGAAATTAGAAAGGGAGAGACGCAATACGCAACACATACCCTTTCTTACCGTGATATGCCAGAAGGTTTTCTTTCCGAAGAGAACTTAAAGAACTCAAGAGCACGCTTATCTAGCCTAGAGTTTAGGATGGAGTACGAGGCTATTTGGGAGGCAGATTCAGCTGGCGTGTTTAAGGCGTCTTTAATTGAAAAGTGCCGTAAAGATTCAACGCATACTGTTGCTTTGAAGGGATCGCCCGGTGCGGAATACGTCCTAGGAGTTGATCCTGCCCGAGCATCGGATGCCTTCGCCCTTTGTGTCATTGAGTTGGGGCAACCTAACAAGATAGTTGCTGCCTGGGAATACTATCAAAATGTATTCCCAAAAATGGCGCAAACTATTATGGATATCTGCAAGGACTTCAATGTTGTCGCGGTTCATTTAGATGCCGGAGCCGGCGGCGGCGGCCTTGCTATGAAGGATCTATTAGGGGAAGAGGAGCGCTGGGGAGTTTCCCAACGTATCCTGGATGTTGAGGATGAGGAGTTTGTGGATGCTGCCGGCAGGCGAATTCTGCATATGTTTAATCCTAGCCCTAAGGCTAATGCTGAGGCCGTTTACGCTAGCTTGAACCTTATGGAAAAGGGGGGGTTGCACATCCCTAAAAGGCCTCAGCCTAAAGGATCGGGCGATTCTGCGTTTAAAGAGTTAGATTTGTTGGAGGGAGTGTACGAGTCTGTGGAGACACTGCTTCGTCAGATGAGGCTGATTGAAGTTTCTGAAAGTCGTTCCGGTGTTGCTCATTTTGACGTTCCTTCCGGTGGAGGACACGCCGCCCAAAAGAAGGATTTGTTTACTGCGTTTATTCTTGCTGGTAAAAAGGCGTATGATTTATCTATAGCAGATGAGGACGAGGGTACTATTTTGGAGGTTGGCATCATCGAGAACAGGCGACCTTACCACCATACACCAAAAAGTTCTCTGTCTGAAAGCCTAGAAGTTTCCCAGGTTCCTCTTAATAGTTGGGCTTTTACTAAGACGTTTAAGCCAGGGATGTAGTATGGTTGATGATAAAAGTATCGAAAAAGAGTTAACGGATTTAGCTTCTAAGTACGACAATTTGGATCTACAAAATGCCTCTTACGATGAAGAGCGCGGCCAGCTTCAGATGACTGTCGGTGTGCGTGGAGGCCCCGTTTCTCCCGAGCTCCCCCCAGAGGCGGAGTTACTGTCTCAAGAAAGTGCTGCCGATTTAATTGGCGAAAACCCCATCCTCCCTGCTAACTACTCCCAGGCTAGAACTCTGTTGGAGCTAGACCCTTTAACACGCTCTGATTTAGATCTGTTAAAGCCCTCTGTTCTTCAAGATTCTCCTCAGGCTATATATCAACGATCTATTGATTACTATAGAAGTCGCGATGTTTACGGGACACATATTAATGTTCTTACCAACTTTGCTTCTAAGGGTTTTGAGAACGATATTGACGACCCAAAAATTAAAGATTTCTATGATAATTGGGGAATTGACGTAGGGCTAGACGATTTTGTAGATAAGGTGTTTTTTGATTTCTTTCGGGTTGGTTTGGTACGTACGTACAAAGTTTTAGGTAACTATAAGCCCGGAGTTAATTTTTTGCGGCCTTCTGGGTCTATACCGAGGAAGGCTAAGGCAGGGAAAGAGTCTGGTATAGCTAAGAATAGGTTTAGTAAGTCTTTTATTCCCCTTAGGTATACTATCCTTAACCCGACTGCTATTGTTATTAAGGGCAGCTTGATGTTTGGGCAGACTGCTACTTTTCTTAAAAAAGAGGCGGGAAAAGAAATCAAAGAGCTGTTAGAGATGAAGCGCAGTGAGCTTTCTGATTTTCAGAAGAAAATAATAGATCACCTCCCAGCAGATTTTAAACGTGCAGTTTTAAAGGGAGAAGATATTCCACTGGATCCTAATTTAATAGGCGAGGTGGATTATCGAAGGATGCCATACGAGCGGTATCCCCTACCGCGTGCAAGCCGAGCATTTGAATCTGTAGAGTTTAAAGATGAGTTACGTAAAGCAGATTACAGCACCCTGGATGGCATAACAAATTACATTTTACTCATCCGCGTAGGCAACGACGCTCACCCCGTAAAGAAACAAGAAACCCTTGAGAGGGCGTCTGAACTTTTTGATACCGTGTCTAAGTCGTACAAGGTTGTGTGGAACCATACGCTTGAAGTAGATAAAATAACCTCTCCCGAAATAGGAGAAATTTTAGGTCCAGATAAATACCGCCAGGTAAACGGAGATATTACCGGCGGGATAGGGATGATACGGGCCCTAATAGACGGTCTTGGTGAAGTTAGCCCCGCTGCCTCCGAACTCGCGGTTAAGTCTATTATTGAGGAAATAAACTACGCTCGCAGGCAAGTATCGCGCTGGATTTATAACGAGTATAAGCAGGTAGCGGAGGTCGTGGGGTTTGATCGAATCCCAAGAGTTCGCTTTGACGATATGGCATTAAGGGACGAGATTCAAATGATGAGTATCGTCCAGGGTATGATCGATAGAAGGATCATATCTTACCGAACGGGTCAGAAAAAGTTAGGATTTGATCCCGATACCGAGCTTGCTCAAATGGAACTAGAGAGGCCTTTAGTTGCGGACGGTACTCTGGGTCTTGTGGGCTCTCCCTTTCAGCAATCCGGGGTCCAGCCGAATCAAGGTACTCCTAGTGGTACACCTTCTGAAGGCAGGCCCCGCGGTAAGCCCGCAAAGACGCCGAAAGATAAGGATGATCCTACGGTTAAAGCGAGTCTTCAAGTGGAGGTTAAGCCGGTAGATGAAATACTAGCTTCGCTTTCTTTGGAGCAGCTAGAAGAGCTTGTTGCTGAAGTAAAGAAGAAGAAGGTTACCGTTGATTTAGATGGGGACGGTACAGGGGTTGAGGAAGAGGAAACTGACGGTGATGAAGATGGCGCTAAAAAGAAGAAAAAGCGTAAAAAGCGCCGAAAGAAACGAAACCCAGTATACTAACTAGAGGTGCCTCATGGAGTCTCAGTTGGATTTGATAGAGAGTGAAGTAGATAGGGTACTAGATATTATGGAAAAGGCGTGCAATCGCTTCGGTGTAAGTGGCGGCGACTGCCGAGTTGCTGCAGCACCTGGTACCAATTTAAGGGGAAGGAAAGAGATGGCCAAGCACATGATCCCGACGAGTGAGATGCAAAAAATAAGTGTGGTTGCCCCCCTTAATACGGAAGTGGCAACGCTTGCTCAGGTTGCTGAGGCCCTTGAGCTTCCACCCGAGTCTTCCCGCCAGCCTGATTTACAGTATCTTACAGCAATTTTTGTTTCCTCCGGGCAAAATAAAAACGGAGCCGTATTCCTTGGTTCGGAATTAGTTAAAGCACGCGGATCAATCGATAGCAAAGCCGTTGATCTTGAGCACGAGGAACGGACAGTCATTGGGCAGATTACAGGAAGCGTATTTTTAAACCGCGACCGTACCCCCCTTGATGCCGAGTTGGCCGCAACCAAGCTTTCTACCGAGCAGCTTGATGAGCTTAAGATGGATATCGGAATAGCTGCCATTATACATAAGGCTCGCTTCCCTGAGATTGCGGAAGAGATTGCTGAAGGCCAGTGGATGGTGTCCATGGAGGCCTACTACCGCGATTACGATATTAAGGTAGGTGATATGATCATCCCTAAAGATGAGGCCGTGGATAAGGGTCTCGATAAGTTGGTGGGTAGTGTTGTTCACCTCACCGACGGGGATAAGGAGATGGGGTTTCACCTTGTCGGCCGCGTTTTGAGAGATATTTTATTCGCAGGAGTTGGTATAGTTAAGAATCCCGCTAACCCGCGCTCCATCATTATGGAGGCCGCTGCGGTGGACGATTACGTAGAGGAGAAGCGGAAGGAAGGTAAAGTGGAGACCATCAATCTTGCAGATGTTTCAACTATTAAGGCAGCGGCAGCTGCTGTTAAAAATGAAGGTGTAAGTAGTGTGGCAACGGATACAACAGCACCCCCCGAGGACCTGAGTGAGTTCGTTAGGGAATGTGTCATTGATGAAGTTGCTAAAGCACTAAGTGAGCGCGATCCAGGGAAAGAAGAGGCGAATGATATTAATCATATTCGTCCGGGAACTTGTGTAAGTTATAAACGTTATATATACGAGTACCCGGATCCTGCTCTTTCCGATAGATCCACTGATGATTTTACGCAGGACCCTATTCTTAATCCGCCGGGTCCAGTAGGCGTAGAGTCTCCCGGCGCAGAAATTACACGGGAACATTGGTGTGCCTTATTTGATCTTGATTGCGCCGCTAGACCCGGAGACGCGACTTTGCCAACTTGTTGGAGGAACGTTTTCGCCCGTACTGTGCGGGAAGAGGTTGATACCCACGAAGAGGTCTTGCGGCGTCGCCGCGTCCAGGTAGGTCTGGTTGCGCTTCAAGACCTTATTGATGATTCTAAAAAGTTTAGGCAGTAAATCCTACAACTTTAGAGGTGAGGCGGTAGGGTGCTTTAAGGTTAAGGTGTAAGTTAGTCAGAAGAGGCGCTGACGTTGTCACTTGCAGGGTAGTAGAGTCACTCGGTTTAGGCTAGGTTTTAATAACAACTTACTGTTTTTTATCCCAAATCAGGAGGAAGTGATGTCAAGAGACCACTACAAAGGCATTCCTAAAAGGCGTGCTGCCCTCCTCAATAGTGATGGGGAATTAGAAGCCCTGGAAAAAGGCGGAGACGTTAGAGTAGTTTATGGCTCTACGACTCTTGTTGGAGGAACGGCCACTGTCAGTGGAACTCGTTTCGTTTCTAGTGCGTTCGCATTAGTTTCTACCAAGCATCCCTATCCTACTGAGTCAGGTATTAACTGGAACGTCGGCGACGGATTTTTGACCATTTCCGGATCAACCGATCCTGGTCTGACCGTATCCTACGCTGTAATTCTGCCGTAAATGCTTTATAAAAGGAGAGCATATAATGACTGCTAAGAAGGACCACGATAATTTTGTTGGTGGAATCCGCGAGGCCGTTCGGGAAGCCCTGGCCGAGAAGGAAGAGGCCGATCGTCTATCAAAGGTTGAGGAATTGCTTCAGACCGCCGAGACTACGATCAATGAGTTGACCGACGCTCTTGCGTCTAAGGAAGAAGAAGCGGCATCCACGGGCGGGGAGCACGAAGCGCTTCTTGCCAAGGTCGCCGAGCTTGAGACTAAGACCACTGAGCTTGAAGAGAAGCTTGCCGAGGCCGACAAGGTTTCTGAGGAACGAGAGTCTCGTGCAACCGCTGCCGAGAAGGTATTGGCTGGCATTGAGAACGCGCGTGTTATTGAAGTGCGTATGGCGGAACTTACCGAAGCCAAAGTCTCCGCTTCCAGCGAAGACGCTCTTGCGGCGCAGGCCGGCCGCGTCGGTGAGTTGAGCGAAGAGGAGTTTTCTTCGTATAAGCAGGAGCGTATTGAGCTTCGTTCACAGCTTGAAGCCGCGTTTAAGGTCCAAGCTGAGGCTGCTGCTTCTGAAAAGGTAAAGGAGGGCGAGGAAGTAGTCGCGCCCGACCTTGAAACTGTGAGAAAAGAAGAGGCTGCTGCTGCTGCTGCTACGCTTGACGTGGAGACTCCTTCTCAGGAACTCAGCGCTAAGTATGCAGAGTTTGGTGCGGCTTTAGCACGTAACATTGCAGGCAGTAGCTGCGAATAATTAACTTTAGGAGGACAATGTCATGACATTTCAGGTAAGACACCCGCTTGTCGAAAACCAGTTCTCTAGCTTCGATGCGACATCTTCGGAAACTTTTCCGGTCGCTGCCGGGGTACTGGTTAAGATTGTGGGCGAGACTTCTGACGGTCGCGCCCTTGTGGACGTAGTTGATGATGCAGAGAACGATCAGGTTTATGGTTGGCTTATGCAGAAGGTGAAAGAAGAGTCTAGTGAGCTGCCCCCCGGCTTCCGGTTTAAGAGCGATATGGGCTCTTCGGATGCCTTCTCAGGTGACCCCGTTGGTGTTGCTATGGGACCGGGTGCTGTTTATGAGACCGATCAGTATGTAGATAATGGTGCAGACGGCATCGCCGCCGGTACTCTTCTTTATTGTGACGATGACGGTAAAATTGAAGACACCAATGCTGATGCTGGTGACTTAGTAGCGATTGCTATTACCGGACTTACGGCTGCCGAGGCTACTGCTGGAAAAATGCTTCGATTTAAGGCCCTCGTCTAAACAGCCCTGCGAGTGCAAAGGAGAAACACGATGAGTGATATGAATCGCACAGAAATGCAGGAGATGTTCAGAGCAACGGCTTCCTGCCTTGAAACTAAGGAAGGCGCCCTCGCGTATCAGGCTTTTGCGCAGGCGCTTACTGTACCTATTCTCCAGGAGATTAGGCTTCGTTCCGTCGCCCGAGAGCTTTTCTCGGAGGAGCGTTTGGCCCCTGGTGCCCAGGCTGTCTACCCGGTAGCCGATGACTTCGATATCCCGGTATGGGTTCTTCCCGGACTGGGTTATGCTGCGCAGAACTTCATCGAAGGCGTAGGAGAGGACATTTATGTCCCCACCTTCACCATCGATGCTTCCGCTCAGTGGAAGCTGACTTATGCTCGTGACGCCCGAGTTGATATTGCCGAGCGCGCTGCTCGCAACGTTGCTCGCGCTATTGCCGAGTATGAGGAAGAGTCCGCTTGGCGGGTACTTGTCCCGGCAGTTACGACTGATTTCTCGGGTCAGGGTCTACTTACCGCGCGTTCCGCCCCGATTTATGAGGTTCCCGCGGGTTCTCCCGGTGCTGGTTATCTATCGAAAGAGCTTATCAACAAGATGATGGTTGGTATGGTTCGCAATGACCGCACTCTTACTGACCTTTGGGTTTCCCCAGAGGACGCTGCTGATATCCGCGAGTGGACTGACACGGACATCGATCCTGTTACCCGTCGCGAGATTTTCCAGGCTGCTGGCCTCGGCCGCATCTGGAATGTTCAGCTTCGTGAGCTTAAGCATCTCGGTGCTGTTGGTAAGTTTAACATTAATGATTCGACGTCGTCTTTTGGTATTTTCAAGGACACCGCCGGTTCGTTTAATGACTATACTCTTACGAACGCTAACATCGTTGATGGTAACGGTCAGGTAACTACCGCGGGTGAGACGCAGATTTATGGGTTTGACTCTACGGTAAATGACTCGATGGTTATGCCGATTCGTGCCGAGTTCCAGACTTTTGAGGACCCGACATTGCTTCGTAAGCAGCAGCAGGGAATTTTTGGTTGGGAAGAGGTCGGCTTCGCCGTCCTTGACGCCCGCATGCAGTCCCTGGCGGTCATCGATCGCTCCCTGTAATTTGAATTGAAAGGCAGGGGGCGGTTTACACCGCCCCCTGTTTGTCTTATTTATATAGTATGGAAAGTGAGGGTGTTATGATGGTAAAGGGTTATATTACCAATAACACTGGGAAATCTAGACACATCTTTAAACGTACTGTGTACCCAGGTCAGCAGGTATCCCTAGAAGCTGTATACAAGGTTGTCGCTAACAAGGTGCCAGAAGGTGATGAATTTATTGAGTGGTTGGAGCGATACCT